GAGCAAACGGTTCGTTTTTTCTGCCATTGATCACTAACGTACCGCCTGGCTTGAGAACTCGAAGGATGTGCTGGAAATAAACGTCCGAAAACGGGAGCTTTGTTTCTGCGCACACAGCATCGTATGTTGAGTCTTTGTGCTCCGAAATTTCTCCATGATTTTCCTTTGCCAAGGTCGTTACTCGGCCACCGCCTTCGGCAGCCGCGCGTAGCGCGTGGTTCAACTCGCTATCGTTGTGGTCTGGCAAAAAGAGAATATATTGGTGAGAAGACAATTGAATTGTTGGTTTCATAAATGAAAATTTTATAGGATCATCAACGTTCTAAGTCAAAAAATTATAATTTGTACATTATTTTTTCTTCTTTGACAAAAAGAAGAAATATAGTCACTGTGTAGACTCTGTCGATGTTTTGAAAAACCAAACTTTGTTTGTTTTTTTCTTTCAGAAAAAATTTGTTAAGCAAGTCCTCTGAACTAGAAATGATAGAAGACATCAAAATCAAAGAATTCGACATCCAAAACATGGAATCGAGTTGTACCTGGATTATGGTGGGACCTCCTGCGTCGGGCAAAACCACTTTGATCGAAAACATTTGTTACTACAACCGCCACAAATACCCAGTGGCCCGCGCGTTCGTTGGAACCCCCACTTCCTATCAAAAATTTTGTAAAATTTTTGGCAATTTGTACGTGACGCTTAATTACAACGAACCCGACGAAATAGCCCACATTCGCCGCCAGAGGCGGTGTATTTTGGACAACGGAGAGACGTATGCAGGAAACTACGCGATCAACATTATCGACGACGCGGGCGACGACGTGAAATCCTTCAAAACCAAGACGATGCGCGCCCTGTTCAAACTAGGGTCGCAGCACTATGCCCAAATGTTGCTCGTCGGTCTCCAATACGCGATTGATTTCCCCCCGGACATGCGGAAAAGCGTGAGCTACGTCGCTATTTTCCGCGAGCCCGAAGAAGTGGAACGGAAAAAGCTCTACGAAAATTTCGGAGGGCTGTCTGGAAGCTACGACCGGTTTTGCGATTTAATGGATGAACTGACTGGCGATTTTAGTTGCCTTATTTTTAAGAAACGTTCGCAATCCAACAAATTAGAAGATTGCGTTTTTTATTATAAAACCGAAGTTCTTCCGCCCTGGACTTTTGGATGCAAGGAATACAAAGATTGGGGGAAAGAGCGGTATAATTCAAACTATATAGAAGATATCTAGTGACGCCGGTCACGAAAGAGCATTATTGAAATTTTTTAAAAATGAAATTTGAAAAGCGCACATGTATATTAAGAAATGAATGGTCTACAAAAAATTTTTAATCTGATGAAGTGGATAGTTATTGGAGTTGTCATAGCTCTTCTAGTTTATTTTGGAAATATTTTGACCTACGAACATTTTGTCCAGTTATTTGAAGAGAGCCCCGCCTATGTAATTATTTATTTAATAACTTGGGGGATTTTTCTATTACTCGTTTATTTATATGAGAAAATCCTCAAGTCTCCGGTGTATTGAATCGTCAAGAAAATGAAATATAAAATTTTAAAAATATTAAAAATATAAAATTTTAAAGATGCCGTACACTCTGAAGCGATGTTTTACCTGCGAAAACTGTAAGCGCCCCACCCCGCTCGAGGACCATGAAAATTGCGAATTTTGTGGGGCTGAGCTGTGTCTAACATGCTGCCGTTACACCTATCTGCGACTAGCCATTTGCCCGTATTGTGAAGAAAATGAAGAATAACTCTCGTTGCTGGTTTCGTGTCCGGGATAAGGACACGAAACAATCTTTTTATTTTTCGAATGGAGATTTGTGCAGGAACAACGCCCGATAAAACCTTCAGATCAGACTCTTCGAGTGGAGACTCGAAGAGTCTGATCTACCGATTGACAATATAATCTAACAAATATGAAGTCGAAATATTTTGAGTCCGGTTCAAATAGACGACTTCGCACAAGCTCTTTAAGTCGTCAAACTTCCCCGCCCAGTCATCCCCCATAACGAGAATGTCAGCCTTGTATTTTTTGATATAGTCCGGCTTAAGTTCCAAGGATTCTTCCAAAAACACCTCATCCACCCCTGAAATCGCCTTGAGTATTTCCAATCGGTGGTGTTGCGGAATAATAGGGTTTTTTTCTTTCTTGTCCACGTTAAGCGAATCCGACGACACGCCGACAATCAAGCGGCCCCCATAGGCCTGAGCCCTCTTCAAAAGCCGCAGATGTCCGATATGAAATAAATCAAATGTTCCGAAGGTGATTACATTTTTAGTATTTTTTTCTTCCATTATACTTCGTATTAGTAATACGAAAGTATTATATATATATATATAAGATGAGTACTAAACTCAAGACTAATATTCAAAGAATTCTAACCCCTCATGATCATATTGAACAACTTCACCAACTATTCGCCCTTTTGTTAAAAATTTTCAGAAAATACAATATTTTCACCTTAGCCATGTCAGGAACTTTGCTCGGAATTGTCCGCAACCATGATTATATTTTGTGGGACGACGACATCGACATGGCAGTCAATTTTTCTGATTACACTCGGATCATGGATCTTAACACTCTCTTAAATCCTATGGGAATCGAAATATCCAACCAAATGTACCCTTGGATCGACGGGAAAATTTGGAAAGTGATGAAATTTCGATACATCGACAAACCGTCCATTTTCATTGACCTCTTTCCATTTGAGTTCAAAGGTCACACCTACCGAATGCCCCCTAGGGGGTCTGTGCCGGACAGCTGGTACCAGCGGAACGTTTTCAAAGTAAACGAGTTGTACCCTTTGCAGCTGTTAAAACTGCGGGATCTCTGGGTTCCCTGTCCCCACAACCCGCTCGGGTTTATTAATCGTTCCTACGGCGAGGAAGCCGTGGAGATGTGCATGATTACCCACCAACACCTCCCCCCACCAAAGAAAGGGTTGTTGAGACATTGGGAGAAATCGGTAGAAGACTTTGTGGGGCTAGGCGTCTACGGGAAAAAATTCCCCTGCTCCTTAGTCCCGGAAGACACCCTCCCTCTCCCGCCCTTGGGGCAGCTTCGTTGGTTGCACTGGGTTTTTTTTGGGGGGATTGCTATTTTTTTGGTGGGAATGACAGCAATGGTCGTCAAAAAACATAAGGGTGCTTGAGGGCATTTTGAGCCGAGATGCGTTGCTTCGGACAAAATTCCCAGAATTTCGACAAGAGGTCGACCGCGGCAGCGTCGACGCTCCGGCCGAGGAGAATCTGCGTCCAAGACTCAGGACGCCGATCGAAAAATTGGAACTTGCGGCGCCGTGTCATTAGTTCGGGGGGATAGAGTTTGATTCCGGAAGGCTGGACGGGAAACGGGTCGAGAAAAACGAGAATGCTTTCTAGGGCATACCGGACGCGGGTTTCTTTCTCGGAAAAACGTTTGAGTTTGGATTCGGTAGCAAAAGGAAGCGCCGTTTGCGTGAGGAGCATGTAGAAAATACAGCCGACGCTCCACATATCGGTGGAGGGGGAATGGGGGGCGGCATCGTCCCATATATACTCGGGGGCGACGAACTCGATCGTTCCCTTGAAGCCGGAGTTTTTGACCCCTATGGTTTCGGCAAACCCGAAGTCGCATATTTTAAGATCGCCGGTTTGGGCGATGAGGACATTTTCGGGCTTGAGGTCGCAGTGTACGGTGTTGTGGGCGTGGAAATGAGCAACGCCTTTTAAGAGCTGGGTCAAGTAATGCCGGACGGGAAGCGGCGAGTCGGTTTGGACGAGACGAGAAAATAAATCCGTGGGGCAGTACTCCAAAACTAACGCGAGAGCCCCGCGGGGACCCGGAACAGTATCAAGGAGTGAAATGGTGTTCGGATGGGCAAGATTGCGGAGGAACGCCGCTTCCTCTTCGGGCGAGTTGTTGTGCCGGCTGGCTAACTCGGTCGTGATTTTGACCGCGACCGGCGTCGTTGTCCCAAAACGCGTCGCTTTGTAGATCGTCGCGAACGACCCGTACTGGATTATTTTTTTCCGTTTGTAGTCGCGCCAGACGAACCGGGAAGTCATCTTTTCTTTTTACAACTTTTTTGTTACGGTCTCTACTCTTTTTTTCATTTCAATTTGAAAATGGGACTAACTACGTCGCTTGTCGTGTGCTGTCTTACCTGTTCCAGTGTGATCGTGAAAGTTCGCCACAACCGGGAATTGGCAGAGTGTCCAATCTGGGTATCTCCTCCTCGGAGGCTGAGTTTAGAAACAGAAGAGTTTACCCCGGACCTGGAAGACGAGCTCGGGAACACCGGGTCGGGGAGGACAGACTGTCCGATTTGCTGCGAGGCGTTTGGCGCGGACGGGGACCTTGAACTCGTCGTTCTGCAGTGTAGCCACGCCTATCATTTTTCGTGCTTGGAAGCGTACGCGATTGCGCGCCCGAACGCCTCTTCAACTCCCCTTTTGTGCCCGATTTGTCAAAAGAAAGCCGTGGCGCGTTGTTTGGTTTGAGGTGAGATGCTACACTACCGGCTCCGGTTCGACTCCGGAGGGGAACGGAAAAATCCAACAATGACTTCGTCGGTGCTAACAAACTTTGCGCCACAATCGTTTCTTCTCTTTTCTCGACAAAGAGAAGAAAAAATATTTTACATTTTACATTTACATTTATTATTTTACATTTACATTTATTATTTTACATTTTACTTTTTTTTACATTTACATTTTACATGTTATATTTTGGTTTTGAAGAATACGTCATTTCATCCATTAAAATGTAAAACAAATAAGATTGTGGTATTATTTTGACAATCTGTATATGGCGAAGGTATTCTTTCTCTCTTAAAACCCTTAAAATAAGCATATTCAAAAAAACTCGGTTTCGACATCGCTGGAGAATCCCCCCCCCCCTAAAAAATTTAAATATTTTGAGTAAATTACTCAAAATATTTAAATTTGATGAAAATCTATGATTTAAATTATGATGTAAAATAGGATTACTCAAAATTACTCAAAATTACTCAAAATATTTTCAAGTTAAAATTATTATCTTTGCTATAAATAATGGAGACTTTTGACTGTTCGCGTTGCGGATATGAGAGTCCAAGAAAAGAGAATTTCCTCCGTCATTTAAGGCGGAAATATCCGTGTCGTCCAAAATTTCAAGACGTTTCAACCGAAAAGATATTTCGTAATTATTTTGAGCATAAATATACATTAGAAAATATACCAAATTCACACAAACCCTCACAAACCCTCACAAACCCTCACAAACCCTCACAAACCCTCACAAACCCTCACAAATTCATACAAATTCATACTGATGAAATGGATCAGAAAGTCTCTCTCATAAAGATTTATCTCTGTAAGTATTGTGATAATGAATTTTCAAGAGTGGACAATTTAAAACGACATATGGATAAATTTTGTAAAAAGAAGATCGCCGCCGAGATTGAAGCCCTTGACTCTGAACTGGATCTAAAAGAACGACAGCTTCGTCTCCAGAAGGTTAACAGGAAATTACAAGGGACAACAACGACACAGACGATTATTGGTAACAACAACACCAACACCAACAACAACATCACCGTAAACATCCTCCCGTACGAACAGACCGATATTTCCCATTTGACCGACCGCGACTACCAGCGCGCTTTCAACCGAGCGTCGATGTGTGTCCCGCAGATCCTCGAAAAAGTCCATTTCGACCCCGAACAACCCCAGAACCACAATGTGTATATTTCCAGTATGAACAACAAATACATCACACTCCACGACGGGGAACGCTGGAACCTACGCGACCGCGAAGAGACGATCGAGGATTTGTTCGCCGACGCCGAGTACATGTTGGAAAACAAGCTCGAAACCTGGCAGGAAGAAGAGGACCCGAAAACGGAACGGGCGACGAAAAAGTTCCAAATCTACTTGGAAGTAAAAGAAAAAGCTGCCCTGTACAACAAAATCAAGCAAGAATTAAAGATGCTGTTATTCAACAATCGGAGTTTAATAACCAAAAATTAAGTACAATCAATAAGTCACCCGCTGCGCGGTCGCAAACATCAAAACAAAAAGTTTTGGCACACTTTAAGACTCTTCGAGTCTAGTACCGGAGTCAGACTCGAAGAG